TTATGGCTAACTGGGAATATATGAAGGAACATGACATTCAGCCCAAAAAGTTTATCATGTTCACAGACGGATATCCTTGTGGTAGCTGGGGTGACGAGAACTACTGCGACACTTTCTTTGTAATACATGGAAATGACCACATTGTCCCTCCGTTTGGTGCTCATGCTTATTACGAGTTCAAATAAATGAGCCTTAGGGCAGGAAAGGTAAATCCCTTAAATGTGCTGGATCTGCGTAGAGTGCGTTTTCCAGCACATCATTTTCATTATACTGAAATTATGCCCTATAGTTTATCTAAACTAGTAAGTATAGAGTCTTGGATATTTCATAATCTCAATAGCAGATATTATATTGGACAAGGCATTAGTTTAGACAAAAATGTAATATCATACGTGTTAAAAATAGGATTTGAGCAACAAAAAGAACTAAGTTATTTCAAACTTGCTGCTCCTATAGATTTTAATTGATAATTAATTGTAGACAATCTTTAAGGAGAATTTATGTCAGAAGAAGTTAAAACAACAGATCAAAGTCAAGCACCACAACAAGAATCAGCTGATTTAACTATTAGCGATTTGGGTAATATCAGAGCCATTATTGACTTAGCAAGTACTAGGGGTGCTTTTAAACCAAATGAAATGATTGCAGTTGGAACAGTTTATAACAAGTTAAATAACTTTTTAAACAGCGTTTCCAAACAGCAAGGAACAGCCTAATATGCCTAATATAAAACACATAGGCAGGATAACCACTACAGGAAGAAAATGTCTAGTAGCATATAGAACACTGCCTAATGATGCTTTTAATTGTGTTGTCATTCCTACAGAAACATTAGAACCTGCCCAACATGATGCTATCATAAATTTAGTAGAATCTGCTGCTAGTCAAGAGTCCTACGAATTTGCAGAGGCGTTGGCAAGAGCCATGTTTCCAGATGGTAGCAACATGTTGGCAAATCTTCATTCAAAAGGTCAAATGGTTAGTGTTCCTACTGACTTAGTCGAAATGTGTCCCAATCCTAATACTACTATAAATTTGGCAGTATTAAATCAGATGATAGCCGAACAACAAGGATTGAGTGTTCAGGATCTAGCATTAAAGGATATTAACAAACAAGCAGAAGCAAAAGACATAGCAAAAATAAATGAAATGCCTGTTGAAGACAAAGTTGATGATATTGCTAAAACTACTAGTGCCAGTGTAAATCAAGAAGACAATTCTTTAACTACTCCGCAAGATAAAGCTAAATCTTACAGAAGTCAAGCAGATAAACTTAGTAAACAAGCAGCAGAACTTCGTAGATTAGCAGAGGAGTTGGTGCCTACTAAACGGAAGGCTGTTATTAAAGAGTGAACTCAGGGAAAAAATTTCCCAAAGATGTTATAGATTGCTGGCCCGAAATATTTGGTGAAATTACCTTAAATGTAATTCCTCTGCAATATCTTGTCAGTGTAACAGTAACATTTAAAAACAATAAAATTTGGGAAATTAAAGTTGACAACAAAGTCAGTACTGCTAGGTGGGATTCATTTGAAAAAGACCTAAAAGAAATGTTGTCTGTCTATGAAAAGAATGTAGAAAATGTAGATTTTAAAATAGACACAGAGCGTCTTAAAAAAGACATAATAAAGAGCACTAATCGTTTTTTTAAAAAAAGAAAACTAAGATGAATATCAAACTTATCTCATATAGTCAGCCAACAAAAGAATTTGAACATAACGGTATTTTAGATTCCATGGATCTAATTGCATTCTGTGCTCGTGTCAGTAATCCCAGTAATCAATTTAATAGAAAAACTAGCGAGAAACTTATCAAATATTTGATCAAGCACAAACATTGGTCTCCTTTAGAAATGGTGTCAGCATGTTTAGAAATAACTACTACTAGAGATATTGCTCGTCAAATCTTACGTCATAGAAGTTTTAGCTTTCAAGAGTTCAGCCAACGCTATGCAGATCCTACAAAAGATCTTAATTTTGTTTATAGAGAAGCTAGACTACAAGATTCAAAAAATAGACAAAATAGCATTGTTATCGATGATGAAATACTACAAGCCAAATGGAAAAACATGCAGGCGATTGTGATACAGGCCGCAAGATCTGCCTATGAGTGGGCTATTGAAAATGGTATAGCTAAAGAACAAGCTAGAGCAGTATTACCGGAAGGATTAATGGAAAGTAGGCTTTACATGAATGGCACTCTTCGTTCATGGATTCATTATATTGAACTAAGATCTGAAAATGGAACTCAATTAGAGCATATGGAAATAGCTCGTGCTTGTGCCAAAGTTGTAGCAGAAATATTTCCTTTAATGCTAGAATTTTCTACCAATTAACATAAATCGATTGAACGTCTTATCTGGATAGACAAATTCTTTCTGTCCTTCATAATAATATAACATAGGATATTTAGTTTTAAGTTGATCTAAATCAAATACATAGTCGTGTATCTTATTATCATCGTGTATTTGATCTGTACCTTGTATCGCTATAATTTGCGAGGTTAATTTGTCAAACCATGTTCTTTCAATAATATGTTCACATGATGTATTAATTACAACATCAAATTCTGATAAATCAACACTATTTACATCTTGAGTGAACGCTTTAAATTTCCATTTATCAAAAACCCAAGAATTATTAATCATATCTGCTATCGATTCTACAGATGGATTTATATCATATGACCTAACATAGGCAATTGATGATCTTTTTCTAGTGTATAATAAGAAAGAAATTAAGCCATACCAACCACCTAATAGTGCTACTTTAGCTCTTATTGGAATAAACTTTTCTAGTTCTTCACAGAGCCAAATTTTACTCTCTATTTGGCCATGACTAAACGCAGTAAAATCCAGCATTTATAAATTGTTCCTTGAGCCAACTAAAATCATTTATTTTAGACAAGCTTTTACTATCAGGATAATGAGACTTGGCATATTCGTGCCCCGATCTAGCTCCTGAAACACACTCACGACCAAACGGCCTTTCTTGCCCTTTGTTCATCCAATCATATAACCTGATAGCACTTTCAGTTTTATCAATCCCCGATTGAATGTTTATGGTTAATTTAACTGCTTCTCTAAAAGCACTACGCCATGTAGCGAGATGATCAGTGTTAAATGCTGTAATATTACTAAGTTCATTTATAACTTTAATTTTATTGCTTATGCTTAGTGTCATATCTAAACTATTCTCATCAAGATTCTGAGTAAGTTTTTTAGGTAATAACTTTACAGCTCCATAGCCATATTTTAATTCATTTATAGGATTGTAACTATGAAAAATATGAACTATGTCTTGGTCATGTTCAGGCACTTGATATGAGAAATTAAAACTATCTAGAATATAAGCATCACCATCAACTACCCAAAACATTTTAGTGAATACACTATTAGCAGCAATTTTATGTGCTTGATGAATACCTTGTATTCCATTGATTCGTTTGGCTGTTAAAAATCTCATACTAAGCCTAGTCCAATTAGCCTCAGCATTTGATTCGTTGTTTGAAATAAATACTATATCGTACATACTAATAAATATATATCTTTATAAAGCTCTCATCAAAAAATTATTATGGATATTACACCCGGAAAACCTATACGAACTTACAATAAAGATGGACATTGGAGAGATTGGAGCACTGATGAATTAGTAGGCGCTAAATTAAATTATCTTCCTGGATGGAAATGTGGAGCAGGATTAGACAGCTTATACATCGACATGGACGGAGGGGTATGGACAGCTAGTTGTAGGGTAGGTGGAAAATTAGGTAACGTATGGCATGACTTTACTACTCCTAATGATTGGATCACTTGTACTCGTAATGTTTGTAGTTGTGGTGCAGACTTGTTTATTCCTAAAACAAAATCTGAAGAATATAAACCTTTACTTTTCAAAAGTAAAAATTATCCTACAGAAACAGAAAAACGCGACAATGATCTAACTGACTTTGTAGCTATGGAAAGAACTCATGCTAGTGATCAAAAACAAGTATATTGGGAAATTGGTAGAAGATGTAATTATGACTGTAGCTATTGTTGGCCTTGGATACACAATAATACTGACCCGCACAAACCATTAGAAGATCTCATGAGAGCTACTCATTTGATTGAAAGTAAATTTACCAAAGGTGAAAGTGTTAATTTTATTATCAGTGGCGGAGAGCCTACTGCTAATAAAGATTTTTTAGACTGGCTACGGTATCTTAATACATGTGGGCATCATGTTAGCCTACACAGCAACGGCAGTAGAAAACCAGATTACTACAGAGAAATAATACACTACGGTGATTTAAATCTAAGCGTTCATTATGAATTTTATGATCGTGCTAGATTTGTTAAAGTTGTAGAAGCCGTTGCAGATGAAAAAGCCAAGCATAATAATCAAAATGTAGGACATCTAGAAATTAAGTTTATGATGGCACCACATAATAGAGAAGAAACCTTAAGCTTAGAGGAAGAATTGAAAAACTTACCAAATTTTAAAGAACTATGCACATGGGCTATTGTACCTATACGTGGTAGCTTGAATAATAAAAATAGCCAACCCAACAGTGGTTCAGGTAGCGAAATAATGGATGGTTATAATAAAGAAGATTACACCTTGTTTGGAGATAGAAGATAATGACGAAAACATTCATGCCGATTGAGAGTGAATTATGTTTAATGACTATTGATGAAAAAATAGCTTTGCATAACCTAATATCTACCTTAAGTAATAACAGTATTATAGTGGAAATAGGGTCTTATATTGGAGGTTCTGCTTGTTTAATGGCTTCAGTAAATTCCACTATAACTGTAAATTGCATAGATATGCATGATCCTGGTAATATTTTGCAATGGAATATAAAAAAACAATTTTTAATTGGAATGTTGAGTAACTGGTATAATTTACATAATATACCAAATAAAGATCGATTAGATTTGGTAACAGATATTAATAACTGTTTTATAAATGATCCTACTGGTAAAACAGCATTAAAATATGTTACTATTAAATACTCTAATATTAAATTACATGATGGTATATCTCCAGATGATTTTCTAAATTGGGATCAAGCAATAGACGTATGTTTTGAAGATGCGACCCATTGCAATCCTGTTTTAATTGCAAATTTAAATTTTTGGAGTAAGCATATTAAACCCGGTGGATATCTTATAGGACACGATTACGAATTTAAAATGTATCCAGATGTTGTAAATGAATTTGATAAACTTATACAACAAGGATGGATAAAAGTATCATTAACAAATAGCTTAATTATTTTACAAAAACCTAATAAAGAGCAAAATTAAAATGACATTTAATCTTAACTTAATAGATAATACTGATATTCCACTTCAAGGCGTATTTGCCATCATGTCACATACAGAAAGAACTCTATTATATAGTTTTATCTCTCAACTAGGTAATAACATTACTGTAATGGAGATAGGATCTGCTCTAGGCGGTGCTGCTTGTGTTATAGCATCTGCAAATCCAACAATAAATGTAATCTCTATTGAAGCGTTTCATAATAATATTTGGTCTTGGGAAAACCAGATACGTCCTTTTTTAGCCGGTAAAATATATAACTGGTGCAAAATAAGAAACACAGATGTAACTAATTACCTATTTTGGATCGAACTGATCAACTCACATTTTGAGTATGACAGGTTAGGAATTTCGGCATTCGAAGCTATTACTAAAGATTTTCCTAATATTAAGTTATTACAAGGAGAATCACCGATTATTTGTTCTGATTGGAATACCCCTATTGATGTATATTTTGAAGATGCAAATCACAACAATCCATTTTTGAATTCTAATATTAATTTCTGGACTAAGCATATTAAACCTAATGGATTTATTATAGGGCATGACTATGATCAACAACCAGATGTAAAATCGGAATTTAATAATTTAATACAACAGGGTTGGAGCTTAATTACAAAAGTAGAACAATTAATAATTTTACAAAAACCTAATAACGAAGAAAATTAGCATGGAAGAGTTAGTTACAAAAATAATCCCAAATGTTTTATGTAAAGCACCATTAACAGCAGCATTAATAGATACTAATAAAGGCGTGCGTCCGTGTTGTGTTTATAATGACGCTTATTTAGGTAATATAAAAGAGCAAAACTTAATAAGTATTATCTCTAATGATAAATGGAAGAAGTTAAAACAGCAAATGGTGTAAAAGAAAAAAGAGCACTAGTTGGATGGTCTTATAAAGATAAAGGCACTTAAATGTATAATACTTATAACAATATCTCATTTAAAGATGAACATATAACATTAAAACAAATAGAACCGTTACCTTGGTCTAATAATGCTTTCGAATTTACAATTTCTAATAATTCTAAAACATTAACAAAGCCAATATGGTATAGTCATCTAACATTGTTAGCCTTGCTTAAAACTGATTTTAATTCTATTTTAGATATTGGGGCAGGTGACGGCATGGCAAGTTGGATTTTCAAATTTTTAGATAAAGATGTAACAAGTATAGAACCATCTCCAGGACCTAGATTAGAATCATTTCCAAATTATGTACCCGACTATAGAAATGATTATATGAATATTAAATTTTCAAAGAAATTTGATGCAATATGGTGTTCCCATGTACTAGAACATGTTAGGAACCCTGGTAGTTTCTTAGACAAAAATTTATGACGATTTAAATGACAACGGAATACTTGCGCTTACTGTTCCGTACAATGATATGACAGATAACATTTTATGGTGTTGCTTTGGTCATCACAATAAATATACACACTCATTACTTGTTTATCAACTAATCTGTGCAGGATTTGATTGCAAAAATATACAGATTGCTAATTACATGGGACAAATTGGTATTATTCTAAGAAAAATTCCTAATAATTTACCTAGAACAGATACAGGAATATATACTGATGAGTTAGGAAAGTTTTTTCCTGATGTAATGAAAGTAAATTATGGAGACAGCGGAATTTCTGATGATCATGCATTTATTAACTGGCACTATCCTATTACTGGATCAAGTGAATACGATTTAAAAATCCTAAAATAATCATGGATAAAGATACTTGGATTGCAGAAAATATATTCCCTAAGAACGATTTTTCGGAAACTAGGGTAAAAAGACTTGGGGTCACTTCAGTAAATGTATTCAAGGCTACACGAAAAACTAAGTTGACATTATGTGTTTTAGGCAGTTGGGCCATTTACATGCCACCTTACAATCTAGCAAGGCTCTCAGGATTGACTCGAGAAGCAGGGTATCCTACTCGTGTTTTCGACTTTAATGTACAATCTCATTATGCCTTAAAAAATGCTAATCCAGATCTTGCGGATGCGTGGAATGGAGCAAACTATTGGTGGTGGCAAGAAGGTGAATATGATAAACGAATACATCCAACATACGAACCAATACTATATCAGTATCTTGAAATTTTATTAGAAGACACTCCTGATATCATAGGTTTAAGTTGTTATTATACAAATATTTTACCTACAAAATGGATGATTAATAAGATCAAAGAAAGAAATCCTAACATAACAATTATTTTAGGAGGTCCCGAGTGTCATGAAAAATATTTTCGAAAACCTCAAGGTGCAGATTATTATTTTGTAGGCGAAAGTGAACAAAATATTATTGATTTTTTAAACAACTGGGAACAAGGAATTAAACCTGAAAATGAATCTATAGGTAGTCTATACAGCGACACTAGAATAGATATTGATAGTTTACCGTATCCTGACTACAGCGACTTTGACTTAACCAAATATTTGGGTAAAAATTCTATATGTGCAGAAATCAGTAGAGGGTGCATTGCTAAATGTAGTTATTGTACAGAAGTTTACTATTGGAAATTTAGAGATCGAGGAGCTACTACCGTAGTTGACGAATTAGAATACCAAGTTTTGAAATATGATATAGGATTTGTTTCATTTGTTGATAGCCTTATGAACGGAAATTTAAAAGAATTCCGTAAATTTTGTGAAGAACTTGTTGAAAGAAATCTAGGTATATCTTGGTGGGGGTATGCTAGATGCGACGGAAGAATGGATTTAGAATTTTATAAACTTATAAGAGAGGCAGGAGGACAAGGATTTAATTATGGAATAGAAACAGGTAGCGATAAGGTTTTGCTAGCGATTAACAAAAAAAATACTGTTGCTGAAATAAATCAAAATATTATAGATTCGCATAAAGTTGGAATGAAAGTGTCTGCCTGTTGGGTCATTGGAGCACCTGGAGAAGATATAGAAGCATTTAACCATAGTTTTAATATGTTATGGAATCATCGACGTAGAATAATGGCAGTTAGTCCAGGTCCTGGACTAGGAGATAATCCTGGATCATTATATGATGATAGAGAAAGATATAATTTAAATCCAAGGAACAAAGATTGGCTTGGCGGTTGGTATACTCTAGATTTAAAAAATACAAAACTCCACAGATTTATTAGAATAAAACTTATGCATATATGGTTATCAATATGTCAGAAGTTTGAAGGGGTCGTATCAAACGTACATAGTGTAGGAGATATAAACGACCATTTTAATCTTAAATTTACAGATACAGACTTTCAAGAAGAAGTACCATATGAGAATTTTAGCTACAATATAGTTAAGTCCGAGTTAGGAGATTTTGCTGATACTGTAATGAATGAAGCATTCGGTTTATTCAGATTACTGTGGAGAGTAAAAGGAGGATTTGAAATGACAATTAAATTTTATCCTCAACTAGATAGACAAGATTTTTCTTTTTGCATACCAGAAAAAAGTACCCTATATGCAGAACATTTTTTCCAAATAAACAAAGAAGGAGAATTTAGTACTAAAGTTAATTATAAATTTTTTAATAATATAAGAACTATAATAGACACTCCTGGTTTCGAATTTACTTCTGATATTTCAGGTAAATGGTCCGACGAATCGAAAAAAATTAAACAATATAAAACATTTAACCTAGCAACAGAGAATCAAGAAAATACTTGGTCACCAAAAACATTATTAAAAGAAAGTTGTTTATCAGGAATATCTATTAGAGAAAGGCTTATGCTAATGCAAACTGTAAAACGTTTACCTAAGAATAGTGTGATTTTAGAAACAAATTCTGATCTCGGAGGACGAGCTACTATTATGTCCAACGCAAATCAAGACATTATTATTAATAGTATAGAAACTTTTACAGGTAATTTAAAAGATCAATTTGACGGAATGAAACCTTGGTTAGAGTCTCAAATGACAGACTTAACCTCAGATCCAGATGGAGTAAAAACTTTTTTATCACAAATAGAAAATAGTTTTAAAGAAGATATTACAGGTAAAAAAGCATGGGAAATAATCACATTTCCATACAAAAATATAAAATTATTTTCGGATTATAGTTTAGAAGATTTAGAGTTAATTTGGAATACTCCAATTGATTTATGCATAATTGATATACATCAAAATCCTAGATTACATGATAACTTAAAATTATGGACATTTCATATAAAAACAGAAGGATTATTATTGGCTCACTTGTACGATACAGAACTAGGTCCGGACGTGATTACTGAGATAGACAAACTACTTTCTCAAGGTTGGAAACTGATAAGAAAACTAGACAAGTTTATTTTAATTCAAAAACTTTAAAGATTTTCAGATTGGTTAATTGGAATAATTCTATTCTTGGTATTTTTTTCTCTTTCTAATTGCTTTGTATGCCAATTAGTTAATTGTTTATTTACAAAGTGATCTAACTTTTCCCAATTTCCCAGTTCAATAAAATTTTCAGTTAAAGGATCGGGTCGTAATCTTTCTACTTCTAATTCAAGAGTTTGAATTATAACATTTAGATCACCACTAGGTAAACTCCATATCCCTAAGTGTTCAGGATGATGAATAGTATTATACCATAGATGAACTTTATTTTCTGTTGCAAACTCTACAAAATTAGGCATTTCCCACCAATTATTACGCATAGGGTTAACCATAACGCTAAGTCCCCTGTGATTACTATGACAATAATCTCTAAAACGTATAAAGTTTTCCATTAATACGTCAAAATCACCGTTGATACGAATTGAATCATAGTTCTCTTTTTCTAAACTATCTATACTAATATTCAAACTAAGATTACATTTATCCATTATCTTTTGAACCTGCTTGTTATACACAGTTCCATTAGTTGCAATGTTTATCCTCAGGTCGGAATTAAGATCTGCTACAAGCATACAAATATCATATACAATCTTTTGTGCAAAAGGCTCGCCTCCGTTAAACCTTAACTCTTCTAAATGAGGAATAAATTCTTTCAATTGTTCAACAAATGAGTCATCATAAATCATTGGTAAAGGTGGCAGTTTGTCTCTATTTTTTCTTATTCCAGAACTAAGACGACCTTCGCACATAATACATTCTAAGTTGCATTGATTGCTTAATTCTAGCTCTAATAAACTAGGATAATCTTTTACAGTAAAACCGTCATAAGCCATGGCCAAGGGCCATGTATCTGCTTCTATTTTCTGTTTGCAGACACGACATTCGTTTTCGAAAATACCATTTTTGAGATTGTCTCTATACTTACTAAATTCCTCTCCGAACCATATGTCCTTAATAGATCTCTGAGGACTCCAAGTATCTAAATAACCTACTAATAACCAACAAGGAGCTACCCTTCCTTCGGTAGTAAAATACATATTATTAAAAGGAGCAAGGCAAGGACTAAGCGTATTAACTACGCGATGTTTATCAAAGTCACTTCTTTTCGTATTATATTTTAAAACTTGTTCTTGAGATAACTTATTCATCCTTAGATCCTATGATTAGATCTGCCCATATTCCAAAAGTATCTTTAAAAGATTGCTGTCTGATAGAATCAAAATTCTCTGTATTCGAAATAAACTCATTAATTAATTCAGAATCCTCACATTGAAGTTTTAAAAAATTACGTATTTCATTAAATTCTTCGTGAGGTATCCTAGTTAGGACTATTTCTTTTAACATATCTGGTAAATTTTTAATACTATAACATGGATTATAATGAAGTAAATTAAAATGAATCCATATACCTGTTTCTTTGGCCCACTCTAAATATTCTGGTAGGTAATAAACATTGAATATACTAACTGTAGGACAGAGTGTTAGCCATATATTCTTGTGGGCTTTTGCTAAATCTTTAAATTTGTCAATATTTTCTAATATCACATTCCACTCTGTAGGATATCTTTCGTATTCTAAGCGAGTTCCTAAATCGTCAATAGATAAACAGAGAGTGACTTTTTTAAATTTTGTTAGAAGGTCAATTAATTTTTTATTGTATAATGTACCATTTGTGTTCAACAATATTGTTATATTTTTAGCACAATCATTTTTAATAATTAATTCTAAAATTTTAATATTCTCAGGAGAAGCCATTGGCTCCCCTCCAGTTATTTCAATGTGTTTTAATTCTGAGGCCCAATTAGCAATAACCTCTTCATTTGAAGTACCTAATATCTTATTAGAGATCCAATAAGCACTATCTTGTATTTTTATATTAAATTGTTCTTGATGTTCTTTTAAAAATGTAGAACTTGCTTGTGGTCCGCATATTCTACATTTTAAATTACAAACATTATTTAATTTTAAATCTAATGCTCGTGGCCCGGATAATGCAATAGGTTGAAAATCCATTGCGCTAATGTCAATCTGTTTATCTTTAGCAAATTGTACTCTAAAGCTAGAAACTCCAGCTGCTTCCTCATCCCAGCAACTTTGACATTCTTTAGGTTTTTTACCGTCAAGGAATGCCTGTCTTAAATTTTGAAATCTTATATCATTCCAAAGTATATCCAAACTTCCTTCTTTCATATTAGGAAGTTGATACTCATTATTAATATCAGGCTGTGCAAACTTACAGCAAGGCCTTAATGAACCATTTACATCGGTAGATAAATTAATCCAAGGAAGAGCACAAAAATTATTGATTAAAATATTCATAATAAAATTCATAATACATGTTTAATTCATATTGTTCTATTGGTTTAAAATCTTTTAGATCAAACATAAAAGTATTTCCATTTAACCAATCATTAATTTTTGATGCAAATATGATATTATTCAAATTATTTATATGACAATATCTAGGATCTATAATAGCGTTTTCTGTAATTTGATCCATAATAGGGTGATCTAGCGAGCAAATCATAGCAAAAATTTCTTTTGCTTTAATGTAAAGAGCATCTGGTCTTAAAAATTTAATTTCATTTTCCATCAATTCTGCCATATCTTTTCTTTCCTTAGGATTATGTATAAAAGTCCAATACGACTTTACGATTTCTAACTCATTTTTTGTTAAGGCTGGATTCTTGTGAGTAGTAGGACTTAAATGCTTGCAGCTTGTGTTTTCCATATTTGGAACATAGATCCTGTCAGAATAAGATTCAGAAAAAATAACTTTATCAAAAACTTCATGAGTTTCTTTAAATTTTAAATATGAGTAATAAACACCGCTCCCATGTTCTGAAAAATTTGTTATATTCCAACCGTAATCTTCTTTTAAAATTTTTGACCATGCCCTTCCAGGATTTTTTTGAAATGCTGTTGATTCATTGACAAAACTGCACCCGTATAATGCTATCTTCATATTTTTCTACCTTAAAATATCGTTATCATCATATAATTTTAACATTTCATATACTTCACTAAATATTTCCTTAAATGATTGATTACGATAAACATCGTGTTGCTGTGTAAATTTAAAAAACTTTTCTAATTCTAAAGGATCGTATTCTCTATCATACATATATTTGATAATATTATCTATTGAAGGGCTCCAGTCAACAAATTCAACATCGGTAGTATCTATAGATCGTAACTTGTTTTCTATTTGTGATTTAACAAAGTTTGGAAAATTTACTAAACTGTAATGATTTGGATAATGAACTAAATTAAATACTATAGGAAGTTTAAAGTTATTTTTTACATATTCAAGTATTTCATCAAGATAATACACATTATGAATACCCACTGTTATGTATATTCTAAACAGTAAATTTACATTATATTTTTTAGTTAGATATTTAAATTTATCTATATTAGAAACGACCTCGTCCCACTTTGCATTCATACGCTGATATTCAAATCTGGGTCCAATATCATCAACGCTAAAACTTATAGTTACTTTACGAAAGTTTTTCCATAAAAGAAAAAATTTTTCATCGCAAATAGTAGCATTAGAGTTATACCAAATATTTGTAATATCTGGATTTCCAAACTCATTTATTATATTTAAAATGATGTCGTGTTCTTGTTGCATTAGAGGTTCGCCACCATAGAACTCTAAATGATCTATATTTTTAGCCCATTTTTTTAAAATCTCTGCATTAGAAGGATCAGCACTAAATTTTTCTCTTGCATTTTCTGTATACATCTTAATAATATTTGTGTCAGATATACCAAGATCTTTATGTTCTTTAATCCATTGACTGCTTAAAAAAGGCGTACATATTCGACATTTTAAATTACAAAGATTGCTCAGTTTTAAATCAAGACTTTTAGGCGATTGTCTAGGAATATGATGAAAAAATGTAGAATTTGGATGCAATTTTCCTCCGTTATCATACATCTTACGCATACTCATCATACCTGCTTTTTCTTCATCCCAACAGGCATGACATCCGGAAGGTCTTTCATTGCGTAAAAACTGTCCTCGAAGATTCTGTAACTCTGGCTGATTCCATAAATCTTCTATATTAACATCTGGAAGTTTAGGCACATCTTGCTGCCAATCGCTATCGCCTACCTTGTATTTACAACAAGGTCTAGCACGACCATCTGGATCTATCTGTAAATGTATAAAAGGATAAAGACAAAAATTTTCCGGAACCTGTGACTCTAGATCTTTCAAAAATTTAGGAAATTGGCTGTGTTCATATTCTGGCTTACCTAACAGGTTAAAATTAAATTCTCTATCTAAAATTTCTGCCATCTTAACCTTGTTTTCTGTAGAAACTTTTTTAGATTCACCATAGCCTTCAATAATATTATCTTCTACATAACTTTTAAATATTTTTTTATCCATTAAATAATCCTGAACTTAGGCAAAAACTCATATAAAGAAGAAGGTATATACCTTCTTCTTTCAACTATTGGTTATAGCTTCCTTTGTACTCATAATGTCAAAATTACAATGACACATCTTCTTAGAGCAGATTACTGGATTAAAAGGTAAGTTTATTTTAGCATCGTCGATTCTTCCTATTATTCCACCTTCTTTACACCACCCTCTATAGATACTTCCATCCATATCCACTATTAACTGTTCTACTCCAGCAAAACATTGCCAACCACTCCAGTCATTAGTATTTTCACTAATAAATCTATGAGCACTTGAAACCTTAGAATTGCCTTCCGAATCAATCATACGCATAGCGCCTCTGTAATAGTCAAAACTTTTAGTAAATTTAATATGTTTGCTAATCAATTCATGTTGCTTATCAAAAATTTTCTTTTGAAAATCATTATATTCGTATAATTGCTCTCCAAAATCTACAATCAACGGTTGTAAAGCCATTGATAGATTTCCTAAATTTTTTACCTTATTTGCAACAGAATAACAATAATCAAATTTATCTGGACTCATCATAATATTAACATGTGTTCGCACTTCGTTATTCAGTAACTTTATCACTTCAATAAAATGCTTTTCATCTGCGTGTTCAGGATGAAAACTAAGGCACACATGATCAAAAAATTGTTTATTTTCCTCCCACCATCGAGTAGTTCTGGACCCATTACTTATAAGTCCTACCTTAATGTCCATGTCAGTACAAAACTTACAGATATCAATAAAATGTTTAAACATTGTTACTTCGCCGCCTGTAAATTCAAAGTATATATTTTTATGCAAATAATGATTTTTTACTTTAGTTATAAATCTTTTAATCAATTGTAAATCGGGCCAAGACTTACTACCATCATGCAGATTAGAAGGGCAATAGCTGCATTCATAATTGCAAGTATTACCTAAGCACCAGTTGATTACAAACCAATCCTTATGTTCTTCTTTTGAATGTTCCAACCTTATATATTTGTGTTCCATTAAATTAATTTCCAAAAATTATAGTTATTGTAGATGTTTAGTCATATCAAAAAAATCTGCATATTCCGGAAATGTCTCTACAAAATTTAATTTTCTACGCTCGTCAAATTTA